ATATCTTATCGTGGTCTTCAAATGATTTATTATAGAATTTATCTAATCTACTTGTAATAACACTTTCAACTTTTGATTTCATAATATCCTGGAGCTCCTTTAATTTTGTATCCATATAACTATCTATAGCCGTTCGTAATTCGCAGCTCTCAGTTGCGAGAACATTCGATAAAATAATACTAGAGGAAGTGGGTGAAGCGGAAGCCATCTTTTATATATATGTAATTTCGTATTTTCGAAATCAATTTTATATTCATTTCAATCCGTGTCACAAAATTGAAATGAGCAAAAGCCAATAAATAGAATATAGAAAACCCATCCAAACACACACCCGCTCAATCATAACATTTGAAATGTCCATCGAATCTCTTATTGCTGCCGCTATCATCGCTGCTGAAGATATTGACGCCGAGATCCCTCCTACTCCTCGCGCCGAAGCCGAAGAAGAAGAATCCAAATATCCTCGCAGCCTCCAAGAAGTCGCCGCTCTCGATCTATCGTTTTTGGGCGATAAATGGGCGGCCGATATGCTTCGCGATGCTATGAATGCCGTTGTTCTATCACAAGAAAAAGCTGAAATCATCCGGCAGGAAATCGATGTATGGACTTACCTGTCGACATATGAACCACCTCGAGGAGAAGGATTTATGTTTAGTCGCGGGGACACGGTTGTCGAATCCGTTCAATACAATATGCAGGTCGGGCACTCGGGAGGAAGTATGGCGATGACGATGCGCCAGCTCCAATTACTTGCAAAAATCGGATTCCCTGAATACCGCGATGCATATCTCAAGTAAGTAAGCGTGGCACTGCATCACGCCGCATCACACCACATCGCGCTACCTATGCCTAAGATTATCTATGAGTAGTAAATTCGTGAGTAAAATTAGCTTTTTTTGGTCGACGTTTTTCAAGTTCACATTTTGCATATTTTCCTATATATTTTATATTCGTTATAATATTTGCGTGAACAGATGGGTCTCCTTTCCAATTAAATTGCAAGTATCTCCCTGACGATAACCGTTTAGAATGAGGGTTAGAGGAAGGAGTAATAAATCCTCCACGAACCCCGTGAACTTCATTTTCGATTTCGGCCACATCAGTTTTGCCATCTTTATCTTTTACTTTGGACAATTCTTCCCATTTACCATCGTTACATTTCCTCATCCATTCTTCAGGTAACTGTGGTTTCTGCGATCTATAATCGTGTCGTCTATATTCGTCACGTCCGTCACGCCCGTCACCTCCCCCACACTTAGACTTTCTTGTCGTTTGATATTTGCGTGTGCGCCTGCGCCCGCGCCTTCCTCCACCGTTATAATTAGCGGAGCTTACAGAACTTTGCCGCTGTCTTCGATTGCTTCTCACGCCTATATTTCTTGCTCTACTTGACCGTTTATGCGAAGACTTAACGCGACCACTTTGATTATATTCTACCTCATTTTCAAACATTCTATGTAATGCTTCTGTATCTATAAACAATACGAGAAGTTCATATGTATCTGAGTCATTTTCGTCTAGCGAAATATGTGTTTCCCACATATCTCTAAGAAATTGTTTGGCTTCTTCAGGGCTATTTCTTGTGGCAGTTCTTTTAAGTATATCCAATACAACTCTTCGCAGACGCGCTTCGTGATCCCTATTAATAAGAGTGTCCGTTATAATATAACGCTTCATAAATGCTCGAACAAAGTTATTAGACCTTCCATATACACACTGTGCTATAAAGTCTACCCAGTCTATTTGAAGTTCGGGAAGGGGTATATACCCTCTTTTTCTAAATTCTTCTGCATCTTGGACTACTTGAGGATAATTAATAGCATCGATAATTCTATTTCTGTCACCAATGACAGGACTTAGTTCATAAGGGGAGCGGATGCGCCTAGAATATACTGGTAAAAGAGATTCATCTCCACGATTATTTGTAATATAAATATGTTCATAATGAGATGGAGGTGAAGTATTTACTATAGTATGAGCCATCGTTGTATTAATACGTATATATAATATTATTATATAAATATTAATATTATTGTAAAAATAATAAAGGTAAATATATATAATATACAATTATCTATGCAGTATATGAAACTAACGAAAGAAATGTCAAATCCAATAAAAGCAATTGCCGTATTTAACAGTAAGAAAGTAAAAGGCACAGTAAGATTCACGGAGGAGCCATCAAAATCGCGCGTCCGCATCGACGTTGATGTAACAGGTCTAAAAACATCAGGTCTACACGGGTTTCACGTTCACGAGTATGGAGATATGAGCGATTCGTGTGATAGTATGTGCGCCCACTTTAATCCCTTTAATAAAACACACGGATGTCCTGGTATGAAGGAACGACACGTAGGTGATTTGGGGAATTTAAATTCGAATGTTAAAGGCGAGGCGCGATATACTTTTTATGACGACGCGATAAGCTTGCACGGTACGAGAACAAATATTATAGGCCGCGGTCTAATTATTCACGCAGATGAGGATGATTGTGGTCAAGGAGGACAACCTGATAGTTTGATGACAGGTCACGCTGGAAAGAGGATAGCGTGCGCCGTGATAGGATACGCATCGCCACCTAAGAAATAAAATATAAAAATATAAATATAAAAATATAAATATAAAAATATAAATATAAAAATATAAATATAAAAATATAAATATAAAAATATAAAAAGTAATATTGTACTATTATTCCTCAACCATTATATTCATCTTATATAAAATGTCGGCTCTATCACACGCTTTCCACCATATGTAATTTTATTGGTATTGTACTCATTCATCCTGCGCTTTTCAAGTTCACCGTCGCTATTGCTGAAAACAATTGCTTTTATATTTAGTTTTTTCATTCGCATAGTACAGTGAAGACAGGGTGCCGATTCTGCCATATCACCGCTCCTGGAACGCCGAACAATATAGAGCACCAATTTTTGAACTATTTTTTTCGGTAAGTCGTTGATACATATTTTATGAAGAACACAAATCTCCGCGTGGGCGCTACAGCATTTGCGAAAATTAAGCAGACCATCCTTTGAATGAGAGCGTATATTATTATATCCTTTCGCTATAATTTTTCCATTTAAAACGGCGATACATCCGTGCTGCATAAGTAGAGTTGATTTCGACGCTTCATCAAGGGCAATACTCGCGAAACGTTGATCGCGCATACCTATGTGTCGTTGTCGATACACTTCCTGGGAGGAGTCAGAATCGGAACTTGTACATGTGCCTGTATAATCCTCATAGTTTTCAAATTTTTCGTGAACCGGCGTAGCATTATTATTGCGCGGCTTTGTATGAATAGGAATCGCGATAATCGTGTACATATTAATATTATTAACTTTTTGTTATATTGAATTATATAACAAAAAACGGTTCAATTTCTTTTTCATATTAAATATATATTTCTCAGCGTAAAATAGAATAATATAATAATTCAAAACTTAAATGCTTCAACTAATCTTCTTAGAAGGAGTCTCATTAGAAATAAGATAGATGGAGTTTTCAGTAACAATAATATACTCAGTCTCAACCTTGTATATATTGGCAATAGGGCTAGTATACTCATCCTCGCTCTTTACGAGAAGTTTTTCGCCAGTCTCTTTGACACCGATGATAATGGACTTATCTAGAGAAGGAGTCCAGTAATCCATCATAATAGGTTTATCTTGAACAATTGAAAGTTTTGTACTATGCTGTAAGCAGACATTAGATGGAAGACGGTAAGCAGATTCGCTAGACTTAGCACCTCCGGAAGAGGAAGAAGCGGCGTTGGTGGCGGAAGAGGCAGCAGAAGATGATTGTTGACTATTTGAACTCATATTATATAATTAACAAATTTAATAATCTTTAAATACTTATTAATAAAAAAACATATAATATATATTATATTACAAAACTTATAATATATGTTATATGTTTGAAAATCCATAAAGGTATATTCTTGAATAATACTTTGTCTTAAATATCTTCAACAACATTAATGATTTTGCGCCGCAGTTTGACATTATTTTTTTTCGGTTCAATAATGTTAAGTTTATTCCCGATTTCGGGGTATTCGGCTTCGAGTAATTTTTTAAGGAAATTATAAATAGAATGTAATACGTACTCATCGCATCGCCCCACAATAAGGACACTTCCTGTTCTAAATATCATAAACGAGATTTCTATTGCATCGCTTGCGTCGGCGGGGGCAGGCTGTTGTCCGGTTTGACTGTCGGGTTCTGATTTGGTCATGTAGTAGAATTTGCTTTGAATCCCTGGATAAGAACAAGCATCATAGTTGCTATTAATGCGATACTTATATTTCAATATATTATATAGCTTGTCACGATTAATAAAGTATCCGCAATTGAAGTTAGAATTTATAAGAACAGTTTCGCATTTGTTAGGAATGTATCCTACACTTTCGCCGACAATGGGTTTAAGTATAGATATAAGTAAGTCCAATACTTGTGTAAGAGACTCATCGGTCTGAATTCCAGGAATTTCTAACTTGCCGGTATTAAATACTTTCAAGTGCATTTCTTTGAAAGAGTCGGTGGCACGGTCTTTGATTCTCATAATAAGTACAAAGCAGTTAAAAAACGCGCGCTTGAGTTTACACCGATAATTTAAAATGTCTTTTTTACATAGACCAATATTTATTTTCAGCTGGACTTTAAATTTGATGCGACCTTCTGGATTATCAATATGTTCGATTTCTTGTTCTTGGTAGTATTTTTCCTTCGTGAGAAGTTCTTTGATTTCTTTCAGTTCGGCAGGGTCGGTTGTTGAAACCTTTATTTGTTTCTTAATAATACACTCGCAAGGCGTCGAATATGGGGAAACAGGTATATTCCAAAACACGCGTTTAATATCGATTGGCATATTCAAATATGATATTTTTGTTTTCGTGGAAATATATATGTTACTACATATCGGTTGTATATTATCAACATTTTCGTCGCATTCACCGCCTTCACCGCCTTCACCGTCTTCACCATCTTCATTTAAACCCACAGAATCCAGAATATTTTCATTTTCAGTGTCGAAAATAGCGGCAGGGTCAAGGTCAATATCATCCCCACTGTCATCCCCACTGTCATCCACAATATCGCGGATATTCGCATTGCGGACGCTACCTTTTTTTCTTTGCGACTTATGTACCATCGCTGGCGCTGGTGCAGTTGCAGTGGCGGTCGCAGTCGCAGCTATCAACGAAGATGTCAACGACGTTAGTTTTTTATTTATACTATTCATACTTTGCGATATTTTATCATTTTCGGAATATACTTTATTTATATCTTTTTTCGCTGTCTGTTTTTCATTTGATAGAATAATAGTTCCTTGAGTTAAGAAATTCTCCCAGTCATCATCGATACAAGCCATTTTCAAGTTACGTTTCGATGATATGATATAGAGTACGGTCTTGTTTAATTTTGCGGAGAGTTCTATATTTCTTGCGGTTAATTTCTTTAAGTTAGTTTGTTTCAATTATCTATTTGTGTAAAATCAATATAAATATTAATAAATAATATAATATTTATATAACAATTCAATAAATAATTATAAAAATGTTACTACATTGCATCATTTCTATATAAACTATACACTATACACTATAAACTACGCTCCAAAAAATAGTGTTAATTTATCGACAATATAATTTAATATATGATGCGTCTTACAATCATTTATATGCATTACGTTCTCTATATTGTTTAATAGTTCACTAGTAACCTTGTAATTTCGTATAATATAATTCAAATAATTTTTTATAATATTCTTCTGCTCCATATTGTAATCACGACTAATCTTGTTTATCTTCTTCACAATATCAGCGTGCTTTTTATTCTTCTTGAAATCATCTGTTAATTTTACCCACAGTTCGGTTTTTACTATTTTACATTCTTGGATTATATCGTGGTTTGACTGCATATAATTAATCATACTTCTAATATCTGAAACAAAATGTTTCTGTATGGAAACCAGTATTTCGTCTTTGATTTTGAGATTCTCATTTATATTGATTTTTTGTAGAAATTTGAGTATATCGGTTTCAGGCAGTTGATTAAATCGCATACGAACAAATTCGGTTTGCAATGACTCGTCTATTCTACTAATATAATTACAAATGAGGCAAAATCGCACATTAAAATTATTATTGTAATTATTCAATAAATATCGAAGAGCTATTTGCGCTGTTTTTGTCATATAATCTACCTCGTCCAAAATCACAAACTTCATTCCATCCCCAAATAAAGATTTCGAGTTTACGAAACTATTGATTTGATTCCTTATAATATCTATACCACGCTCATCCGATGCATTTAAATGAATCATAAGACCTTTGTTTTTGAGATTCATATTTTCCTGATACGCATTTACTAAATTAATAATCGTCGTCGTTTTTCCAGTACCTGGTGGTCCATAAAACAGTAAGTTAGGAAAGTAATTGTTGTCAATTACATTTTTTAATAACATCTTGTTTAATGGGTCTAACACAATTTCATCGAAACTAGACGGTCGATATTTTTCTACCCAAGGTGTTGATTTTTTCAAGTATTCGTTAGGTATATCACACATATCGCCGACAAGCGCGCCACAACTAAATCCGTATGATTTTTCTTTATTGCTGTCGTCGTCCACATATGAGTCAGCATCCACTCCGTCTGTTTTATATATAACCGGAATAGGCGTTACAGTTATAGTAGGCTTTATAATTACATTATCGGGAATAGCATCAATGGGAGCAATGGGAGGGCTGGCTATTTTTCCGTTATTACATATTTCAATATTTGGGGTTTTATAGAAATCATCAATTAACTTATTTTGGATATTTTGGATATTTTGGATATTTTGGATATTTAGTTTATTTGTTACAGAACCCTTTGTTTTTGATAGATTCATAGAAATATTTTTATAATATTTTTACACGATTATAATTATTCTATTTTTTATTTTTAATAAGTTTTTTCTGATAAATATAATTGAAATGATATATTATATAATATTAATGAATAGCATTAAAGGCATTCAACAAACAAACACAATACCCCAGACAATGGCGTCTTCAAGTAATAACACAGTCAGTGTAAATGTATCTGGGAGTGGCGAAGGGTATTTAGAATTAATTCTGGGGCCAATGTTTTCCGGAAAAACATCGACACTTAAAAAGATTTATGACCAATGTATGTATTGTAATATACCTGTAACCGTAATCAACTACTCGGGAGATAGTAGATACTCTGCTGACGCGGTTATGTCTACTCACGACAAAATAATGATTCCGTGTATAATGGGGACAAGTATTATTGAAACAATTAAAAATCATTCTGAACAAATTAGTCGTTCAGAAGTTATTCTTATTAACGAGGGGCAATTCTTTGCTGATATTAAATGCGTTGTCGACCTCGTAGAAAAGGAATGCAAACGCGTTTATATATGCGGCCTTGATGGAGATTTCCAAAAAAATAAAATTGGTTCTTTGCTTGATTTGATTCCTCACTGCGATAATGTTTGTAAGCTTAAATCTCTTTGTAGTGAATGTAGGAATGGAAAGGCAGGATTATTTAGTTATAGAATTACAAATGAGACTGACCAAGTTGTGATTGGAGTTGAGAACTATAAACCACTTTGCCGAATGTGCTATGAAAAGATGTCTTCTTCCAAACAAAAAAACTGTGATGCTTAATACAAATATATATTACATATATCTTTAAAAATATATGAAAAGGATTTAAATTCGTCTTTTTAATTATATTATATAACATCCATAGATATGGAATATACACAAAACAACACCCAGGCTCTGCCTACCACGACTGCGACCACGACCGCGACCACGACCACAACCAACACACTTACCAATGGAGTAGAAACATCTTTGAATATTGTTATAGAAAAGAAAAAAAGAGGACGTAAAAAAAATCCAGTGATATCCGCGACAGCGGCGACAGCTATAGATATATCAGTATCTAATGATTCATCAACCTCTGAAAATATTATTGTCCTTGAAAAGAAACCTCGAAAGAAACGAACAGTTAAGCCAAAAATATCGCCCGAATCTATTGCTTCCAGTGTAGTAGCAGGAGAAGCGCCTGCATCAGCAGAAGGAGATGATTCCAATATCGCGCCGATAAAAAAACGTAAACGCAGAGTCTGTAAAAACCACGACTCAAAATCAAACACAGTGTCTGCCGATAACCCCAACGCGGTGTTTGATGATAGCATAAATAACCATAACGACAATTCCAATAACACAATCTCTACTGTAAACCCACCAGAAGAAAAAGTTGCAAAAAAGAGAGGACGAAAGCCCAAGGGTGGAAAAATAATAACACAGCACGTTAATGAAAATAATAACACAAATGATATGCCAAATATTATTCTACACTTAAAGTGTTCTCTTTCTAGTATAAAAAATAACGGTTCCGATTCATTTGATAATGTAGGTAATAACAATTCCAATGTTGAGAGTTATAATTCTTCACAATTAACTGGTAGCGAAATAAATACAGGGACGAGAAACAATACCGAACCTTGTCGAAAATCATTACCTAACTTGGAACATTTAAACAATAACAATAACAATAACAATAGCAGAAGCATTAATTCTAACGTTATATCTCATAATAATACGATTCCCAACAACAGTATACTATCTAACTATACTGATTCATCTATGTTTAAAGTTTATGATCCATATATTTCTTTGTCGGGCAGCAATTCAATGGATGATTTTTCATTTTCTGAAAAGGGTATTCGTGAGCCAGAAGACAGTAGATTTAGCAAGAATACTAGTAATATGGGTAATTCAAATATGTTCAATATAACATATTCTCCCGATATTAATTTATATAATAGCAACGTTGGCATCAATGATTGTATGAATCGCGGAAATAATATCAACGATATTTGTAGTGGAAAAGACAGAGACCGGGAAAGGGATAGGGAGAGAGACCGAGATAATGAAGATGAAACAGATACTGCAAACATAAATGAACGTGAAATATGGCGAAAGATTAATCAACTTAAACTGAGTTTCCATAAAAGTGATATATGCCAGAATATCGGCGGGACACAGCGTTCAGCCTGTTTTTGGTGTACGTGCGAGTTCGACTCCCCGGCGATTTATATACCGAAATCCTGTTCTAAGGAGGGATATCAAGTATATGGTTGTTTTTGTTCACCGGAATGCGCGGCGGCATTTCTTATGAATGAGAATATCGACACATCTACGCGTTTTGAAAGATATCATTTATTGAATTCGGTTTATGGGAAGATATACAAATATGAGAAGAGTATTAAAATTGCACCCAATCCGTACTATCTGTTGAATAAATATTATGGAAATCTTACAATTCAAGAATATAGAAAATTATTTCATAGCGACCAAATGATTTATGTCGTAAATAAGCCACTTACACATATTCTACCGGAACTGTATGAAGATAACAACGATTTTCTTCTGAATACGAAAATTATACCGACTCATTCTGTGAATATTAAAAAAAATAAACCACTTAAGAGCAATATTTTAAACAATGCTTTTGGGATTAATTGAGGAATAAAGTTATATAAATCATACAAATCATACAAATATTATACAAATATTATATAAAATATTTATATAATATATAAAAATATGTCAAAAACGAAAAGACGTAATATAAAAAAAAGAAATACGCGTCGTAAAAATTCTAAAATGTCATTAAAAAATAGAACTAAATATACGAATAATAAAAGAAAATATAAAAATACGAATAGAAAAACAATACATCACCGAAATCAGCGCGGAGGTAGAGTAATTTTTGTAAGAGTTGATAAAAAAACAGGTAAACATATTTATAAAAGTGACAGGTTAGATGAATTCATCGAAATAGCACCATTGCCTGGTGTTTCTACAACAAAGACATACGACAAGAAACAACACGATCAGCGAACACTGGACAAAATGGCTATTCCAGGAATTCAAGATGCTAAAGGCATGGCGCCAATACCCGTTGTAGACAGATTTGTTGTTAGACGCAATGTACAGGGTATGACAAAACCACTAGTTATACCAGTTCCAGAAGAAGCAATAAAAGCGAAAAAAGATGAGGAAGATAAACAATATACTATATTACTAGCCGAGCAAGAGGAAAATAGAAGAATTCAAGAACTTGAGAGTTTAATGTTTGAGCCATCTGGTTTGTCAAGTGCAACAGGAAAGAAACTACCTGATTATTTGAATTTTACAGAGAAGGAACTTGGAATATCTCCAACACGCGCGCGCACACCATCTGTATCAAGTCTAGCGAAATCATCCGGATTAAAATCTATGCATTTATCAAGCGCGGAAAGGAAAGACCACCGACCTCAGTCTGTATCATCGGGAAGCGACAATGATTCCGATTTAGGTGGAGATGAAGATGTTATTGCAAAACTTCAGCGCGAACTAAAAGAGGAACAAGATTATATAAAAGAACACGGAGTGCGTCCTCGTCCTCCACGACAATTGAAACAACCAAGTCACGGAGCAGTTGCACTTGGTAGACCAAGGTCACCAGATAAACAGCATAAGCCATCTCTATTTCAAGCATTAAGAACTAAAGTAAATCAATTGGTATCAGATGATATAAATAGAAGATTAACGGATGTTTTTAGAAGACTATACACGGGTAGTGAGACACAAAAAATAATAAGAGAATGCCCTCCTTGTTTACAGCATTATATACTTTTTCGCTTAGAAGGACAGGGTATAACCAAAGACATGATAACAGAATTACATACTAAATTAAAGAATGGAACTGGTTCAGATTTACGTACATTATTAGTTACCAATAATCTATTCCCCATCCCCGAGACATTATGGGTGCCTGATCATGTATGTAAACGTTCAGCTATACCTCGTGATTCAGGCGATGAATTTGGTACGTTTAAAAGGAGACACCATTGTAGATGTTGCGGAAGATGTATAACAGCTGAATATGTAGAGAGTGGAACAAGTCCAACAATATGTACAGAATGTGCAAGAATATTCAGAATGAAATAATAACCCAACATACGCCAATATACATTTATTGAGTTTTGTTACCATTAGGCGCGGCTTCTTCATTTAATTTCTGTTGTCGCCGCTCCATCATTTCATTATATCTCTTCGCCTGTTCTTGTTTGATAGCAAAATTTTTCGCCGCGGTATCCATACATTCACGAATAACGCCGTATCGTTTTTGATTTAATGATTTTGAATTTAGCTCTTTCTCTCGTTCTTCCCGTTTATCGGGTACTCCAAGAAACTCTTTTATGACCAGCGTGATGTCACCCTTATGTTTCTCAAGGCTCTCAATCGCTTCTTGGCGTGTGTATGTAGTTTGATTCATAGTAATCTCGATAAATCTTTCGTATTTATGTTTTTGTAAGTTTTGATAATACTCTCTTATCAAATCTTGTTGTGTCTTTGGTGGACTATCAGGATCGCGAAGTACATCGGGTATTATCTTATTCTCGCAATTCTCACAATTCTCGCAATTCTCACAATTCACTCCATCCTCGGTATCAGTAACAACACATGAACATTTGTCTATGCTAGTTGTTGTAATTGTAGTTATAGCGGAAGTCGTAGTATCCATTTAGTTTAATACTATATAATATTTGTTAAATATTTTTTAAATCATATTAAACGAATCTTAATATTCATAATATATCAGTCCAATCTTTCAAAAAGAAAGCAATGTCGGCAAATATTAAAAATGAAAATACCGAACGTGTGGACATGACATCTATTCTAAAAGATGTCGAGAATTGTATTAAAGCCGGATTATCAAATAAACTTAACACATTTTTTTATGAATATGATAAATATAAAAAGACACACGATGAAGTATTGAATTTATCGATTGTGAAAGAATTATTGAAATCTGGTTCATATATTTCAGAAGATATTAAGCCAAAAATAAACCCCGAACACGAACTTATTGTCCTGCGTAATCAGGTTATCTTTCTTAGAAACGAAGTTAATAAATATAAGAATCAAGCTGATACACTAGCACATTCACAGGCACAGGCACAGGCACACGCACGAGCAGTTTCACAATCTGATACTGTTGGGTTTGAATTTGAATTTGAATCCGAATCCTCACAAATTAATTTAGAAGTTAAGGAGAAAAAGAAAGAACCTTTAGATATAAAATTAGAACACGAGGATGACAGTGACGGTGACGGTGACGGTGACGGTGATATAAGTGAAGCTGATGATAACGGAAATGATAGTTATGTCAGTGATGTTGGTGATGATAATGATAGCGATGATAGTGATGAGAATGGAAAAGAAAATATTAATACAAACTGTTTACATCATATTATAGAAGACAATATTCAAAATATTGTATTAAATGTTACAGAAAAGTATGAAGAAGTAGAAGTAGAAGTGGAAGTGGAAGAGGAAGCCGAAGAAGAAGCCGAAGAAGAGGAAGCCGAAGAAGAAGCCGAAGAAGAAGCCGAAGAAGAAGCCGAAGAAGAAGATACACCTGTAAAGATGCCAACATTTCCAACAAAGAATGTAGTCGAAGTAAAACCGGTGGTTGTTGTAGAAAAGGAAATAGAAGCAGAAGTGGAAGTAGAAGATGATGTAGAAACAGAAACCGAAGAAGACTCTGATGATGAAGCAGAAACGAAACCCAACAAAATCAATACAACAACACCTCACGATATAGAAGAAGAAGAAGAAGAGGAAGAAGAAGAGGAAGAGGAGGAGCTATTCGAGGTCGAAATTAATGGCGTGATATATGTTTCAAATGACGATGAGGATGGAACAATCTACTCATATGTTGATGAAGAAGTTGGTGATAAAGTTGGCGAGTTTAAAGGTAAAGTTGCACATATTTATAAGGGTGAAAATAAAGGAATTTATGATAGAACAATGTGTAAAATGGGTTTTTAATTTTACATACCTGCATTATATATCACATACACGCGTATAATAATATTATTAATTTCATATATTATGTTATATTTTTATAATATAATATAATATACATAAAATATAGTATATATAAAAATGGTTTTAGAAAATGTATGTCCTCCGGCACTTTTATATTTAGCATTTTCCATCATTCAAATTATAATCGACCTCTATCGTGGTGATTCTGTACAAGCTATGTTCAAATTCATAGTAATGGTTATTTTTACGATTGTATTGAACGCAATTTGTAAAGCAGGAATGTCTATTATTTCCTGGTTCATCGTATTTATTCCGTTTATTCTAATGACATATATCACCACGATTCTGTTTTTCGTTTTCGGTATTAACCCCGGAAAAGTGTCACCAAAAGAAAAACATTGCAGGGAAACATTATTTGGATGCTGCGATGACGGTGTAACTACAAAACGTGACCCATCCGGTCGAGGATGTCCTTATAATCCTATGCCTTGGAATAACAGAGACAATGACCATCATTATTACCCTCGTCACGATGAAAGAAGAAGACGCGAATACCCGATTGGTGGATGTAGCGGAACACAATATGGGTGTTGCGATGATATGATGACAACACGCTATAATCTCAATGGAACTAATTGTCCAGGTTATATAATAAATCCCGTTACCGTTACTCCTGGTCCCGTTCCACCAACTCCCACACCACCGACTCCCACACCACCAACTCCCGCACCACCAACTCCCACACCACCAACTCCCACACCACCAACTCCCGCGCCACCTGCTCCTACTGCATCGCCTTCAAGTATTATCGGTCAGATAGAAAACATATTTTAATTAAAATGGGACTATAATATATTTTAAAAAATAAATAACATATTATAATATTTATATAAAAGATTTAAAACTTATATTATATAAATATTATACAACATAACATAATGCAGATAAATACGACTACGCCCACAATCGGTCAAAACTATGATACGAGCAATCAGTATTATAATATTTACTATGACGGTAAAACATATGAATACATACCAACCAATCAAGTGGAAAGTATGAGTGTACCACTATATAGTTATATGTATACATTATTTCTTGGTATGGGATGTTATTCATTTTTGAATCCGACTTTTATGCATTCAATGATGGTAAAATTTGCATTTTTAATTGCACAAATGCTTTTGAATGGACTTACTATATATAACGAATATATATACACACCTTTTAATAAACATATTTATAAACCTTTGGTATATATTCTTAACATACAAGAACAATATGATGAAATTAAGATTATAAAAGATGGAGTTGTTATTTATAGTTTTAATACAATGGCAGATTTTATCAAAAACAATCCTATAAATTTTGTTAGAGATAAATCATGTGATAGTCATGATGAAGCCAGTGAAGATAATGTTTTAGACGAAAATAAAGATGATTCAGATAATAAAAATCAAACAATCGATACAATTATAGATGCAGACCTTACAAATACATCAACAGATATTCATATAAGTAGAAAAAATAGTAACGACGACGACGACGATGACGACGACGACGATGACGACGACGACGATGACGACGACGATGATATAGATACGGATGTAGATGCTACAGAGGACATAGATGATAGTGAAGATGATGACTTTATTCTTGACCCAAGCGAATAT